TTTTATAAGTGGTATATTTCAAGACAACAGATTTAATTTCTTTGCGTTACCTTCGTATGTTAATTTCTATGGAATTCAAGAACCTGGATTGAATACAGGTCCAACCATTGGTAGTGATGATATTGGATCTTTAGCTTTTGGAACCTTCTTGGAGGTTGACTACCAAGATTCAAAACCAAAATATCTTTGTCAGTTTGTTGGAAAACTAAGTGAGCACTTACAAGTTGGTGAAAATTATTATTTTGGTTCAGACGGATTAAATTTAGAAAACCCAATCGAAAATACTTTGATAGATACAAATCAGGATCAAAATGCGGATTTGGGATTGAGTAATAAGGTCGTTGCTTTTGCAGTTGACTTCGGAATACAGAACCAAAATATATTCACCTCAATGGCTTTGGATCAGGCACAACATAAAGTAACCGCCGAATCTTTGGATATTATGATGGCGTTAGCGAATCAATACAACTCAAACTCGGCAATGCCACAACCTCAAGGTTTATATGATCTTTATAAGAGTAGAAGTTATTCCTGTGAGGTTGGATGTATGGGATCTATGTTGATTCAACCAACGATGTATTTCCAACTGAGAAATGTTCCAATGTTTTCAGGGGCTTACCTTATTTTGGGAGTAGAACACGACATAAGAACAGGTGGTGAATTTACAACCAAATTCAAAGGGACGAAGGTTTCAAAATATGAAGACGAAACACCGGAACAATTGGTCACTGCGGTGAATAGAAATTATTTGAACAAAATCAAAGATAGAATCAAAAAATACAAAACCGAAGAAAATTTCATTTTGGCTACTCAAGTGGATGACCAAGCGGCTACATCATCACCCACTGGTCCGGCGTCAGATAGTCAAACTTGTGAACGAAAAATAGATGCGGTATTCAATCAAGTTCCGAGAAAAGATGCATCAGCAAAACCTGTTACTAATAACATATCAGATAAAAATTTATTCGATATTGTATCTGGGGTTACTTCTAACAAAAGAGTTGGTATAAATGCTTTTGTATTCCCACATCTTCTATACAATTATGATAATTCACCTGTGTATGTTCAAAATAATTTATATAATTTTATTTTAGAAAGTGCAAACAATAGAAAACTATTGGGTACAGACGGAGTTTATTCGGAAACTAACAGTTATATTGATGGATGCTTGTGTTATCAGTTGGCAGATAAAAATGTTGTTCCGTTGGCGACATTCGCGTCTCCGCAAAAATGTGTTCAAGCTTTTGTGAGTATAAATGAAAAATGGATTGACGCTCTTATGAAAAATCCAACCATTTCAGGAACGACTTATGATATTGAACCAAGAAGTAACATGACTGATACTGATAAAGAACAGTTGTTCAATACTATTAAAAATTGTTGGACAAAATATAAACAAACTATAGGTGGTTCAGTTCTCGCCGCAGATGATGCAAAAATTCGTAGTAACATGGAACGTTACCTTTCTTTACTATAGTGATATTTATAAATAAAAAATGACCACAAAAGAAACATTAGATAGATTCTTGGGTAAGAATACAAGAATTACGGAAAGGTCTATTGGGCCCAACCAAAAAGAAGTTTGTGATTTGGACACAAACGAGTGTTACATTATTTCAACCAGTGATGGACTTATTGAAAGAGTGGACAATAACCGAATTACCAACCGTAATGTTCAAGTAAGAACAAGTGGAGGTATAAAGCAACTTTTAAACGATTAAAAAATGTCAGTAGAAAAAAGAATTTTAGAAGAAATCAAAAGATATCGTCAAATCAACAAATATATTGTAGAACAAGAATTAGGTGCTGAGACACCTGATACTGGTCTTGATGCTGCGGCAACACCCGATTTAGCAACACCTGATGCTGGACTTGATACTCCAGCTCCTGATGCGGGGGCGGAAGCAACTCCAATCGATACGGCGACGGATCCTGATGTTGAGAAAGTTGGTGAACCTGAAACTACGGATGTCACCGACACTACAGAAACAACAGATGGTGGTACTGAAGAATTGGACATCACGGATTTGGTAACAAAACAAGATGATATTTTATCAAAGCAAAGTGAGATGAATGACGCAATTATCAATCAATTAAACTCACTTCAAGATAAGTTAGGAGAGATTGATAAGATTTTTCAAAAAGTTGATAGTTTGGAAACTAAGTTTGAAAAATACAGACAAAAAACACCAGAAGAAAAATTACAATTAAGATCATTGGATTCTTATCCATATAGTCAAAAACTTACCGACTTTTTTGATGTAAAACAGGATGAGATGGAGGCTTCAGGTAAGAACGAATATGTTTTAACAGATGACGAAGTGACAAACTACGACGCAAGTACAATCAAAGGATCTTTCAATACTTATGACGAGAGTTTACCTTTGAACAGATATTGATTTAAGACAATTTTATAACTATTATTAAGGGGTCAGCGGTAAAATCCAAGACCCCTTTTTTATTTGACAATACGAAACTTTAAATCTAATTTTTATCAAACCTTTTAATTAACACATTATGGCAACATCTCTAGACGCAGTACTGGCTCAGTACGAAAAAAACACCAAACCAACCGGTAATGGTAATTCAATGGATCGTGAAGATCGGTTGAAGAAGTATTTTACAACTATCCTTTTGCAAGGAGAAACCTCAGGACGGAAGCGAATTCGTATTCTACCAACTCCCGACAATTCTTCACCATTTAAAGAAGTTTGGTTCCACGAAGTACAGGTTAACAAACAATGGCTTAAGCTCTATGATCCAGGAAAGAATGACAACGAACCTTCACCGTTGAATGACCTATATGACGAACTTATGTCTACAGGTAAAGCTCAAGACAAAGAACTCGCAAGTCAATATCGGTCACGTAAATTTTACATTGTAAAGGTAATTGACCGTGATGCTGAAGAGGATGGTGTAAAATTCTGGCGTTTCAAACACAACTACAAGAACGAAGGTGTATTGGATAAGATCATTCCGATTTGGCGTGAAAAAGGTGATGTAACCGACCCAACCAAAGGACGAGACCTTATTATTACCCTTACAAAGTCTAAATCCCCAAATGGAAAAGAGTATACAACAATTCAATCCATTATGCACGACGACCCTTCTCCTTTGTCCACAGACAAGAAACAACAAGAAGAGTGGCTTGCTGATGAATTGACTTGGGAGGATGTGTACTCGAAGAAGCCTTATGAATATCTTGAGGCAATCTCTCGTGGAGAGACCCCACGTTGGGACAACGCAACGGGTAAATATGTGTATGGTGAAGAAGGAACATCTGAGTTTGGTGGTGGAGGAACCACAGATGAAGAAAGTGACCTTGATCCACAACACAACGAACTTCCCTCAGCGGAACTTCCATTCTAAAAATCACGGGGAGGTTTTCCTCCCCTTTTTTAACTTATAAAAATTATGGCAATCAAGAAAAAAGATTTTACTTCGGTAAAGAAGAAGTTTTCAACTTCGGCAAAATACAAACCACAAAAATACCTTGATTTGGGTCAAGAATTTTTGGATGCGACAGGTATGCCAGGACCGGCACTTGGTCACCTTAATATGTTCTTGGGTCACTCCGATACGGGTAAGACAACTGCGCTTGTAAAATCGGCAGTTAGTGCACAACAAAAAAATATCCTACCTGTTTTTATTATTACAGAACAGAAATGGAGTTTTGATCACGCTAAAATTATGGGGTTTCAGTGTGAAGAAGTTGTTGATGAAGAAACAGGTGAATTGGATTGGGATGGATTCTTCCTTTTTAAAAATGACTTTGATTACATTGAACAAATCACTGATTATATCAATGAGGTATTGGATGCACAAGATAAAGGTGATATTGATTACGATCTTTTATTCCTTTGGGATTCAGTGGGTTCTGTTCCCTGTAAAATGACGTTCGACGGTAAAGGGGGGAAACAACACAACGCATCGGTTCTTGCTGACAAGATTGGGATGGGTATCAACCAACGAATTTCGGGAAGCCGTAGATCAGACAGTAAATACACCAATACTTTGGTGATTGTCAATCAGCCTTGGGTTGAACTTCCTGATAATCCTTTTGGTCAACCGAAGATTAAGGCGAAAGGGGGTGAGGCGATTTGGTTGAATTCATCTATCGTTTTCCTATTTGGAAATCAGAAAAATGCGGGAACAACCAAGATCAGTGCTACAAAAGACGGACGTAAAGTAAAATTCGCCACACGAACCAAAATTTCCGTGATGAAAAACCACATCAATGGGTTAGGCTATGAAGATGGTAAAATTTTGGTTACACCTCACGGGTTCTTGCATGGTAAAGATGCGTCAGAGGAAAAGACCTCTATTGAAACCTACAAAAAAGAACATGCTGACTATTGGAAAGAAATCTTGGGGTCAGGTGGAGAATACAAATTGGAAGAAGATGTTGAATCTCTAAGTGATTTGTTGTGAGAACTTTATTGGTTGATGGAAATAACCTCCTGAAAATCGGATTTCACGGAGCTAAGAACTTATACTCTCAAGATAAGAAAGTAGGAGGTATTTTCCATTTTCTGAATACACTTAGAAAACAACTTACGGAGTATAACTACGACAAAATTCTTGTATTTTGGGATGGTGAGTATAACTCTTTGGAAAGAAGAAAA